CGGCCACATGCCCCAGGCGCTTGGCTTCTTCTTCCGTATCGCGAATGCGGAGCATCATTTCGGCGCGGCGGTGATCGGGATTCGCCAGCCCCAACTCGGCCAGTTCGGCCAGGGTGTATTCCTGGTCATGCTGGTTTGTGGCGATCATTTCGGCCAACAGCTTGGCGTTGCGCCCCTTCTGCTCTTGGCGGCGACGGAACCCGTCGCGTGACACGTAGATGCCGGCCCGGTCATGCACGCGGCCTAGGATGCGTTCGCGCTGCTCGAGACGACGCGCGACCAGCCGGCGCAACTGACGACGCCACCACAGGCCACACGCCATACGGCGCAGGGCGCCGCGCTGGCTGCACTGCTCAGGCCCGGTCAGGGCGTGACGCTCGACGCGATCCAGGGCGACGGCATAGGCATCTGGCAAGGTCAGGTCGGCGGTATCTTCGCCGACCTTGCGGGCCTGTATCTCTGCATGTGCAACGATCTCGTCATCGTCGCGGGTCAGGAACCAATCGCCACAGCGCAACAGCGCATCGGCGGCGGTCTGGCGATCGACGGCGGCGTGGCTGGTCACAGAACCCCCTGGCGGTGGCCATCGCCGATCATTTCTTCGTGAAGCCCCCATAACTGTTCGCGCAACTGCTCGGCATACTCGGCGCCGGCTCTATCGCCGTTCTCAAGACACAAGGCTCTCGCCGCTTTCAACTCGCCGGCCCGCTTTTCAAGGGCGCCTAGCGTTTGGTGAAGCATCAATTCCCTCATGCTTCACCCCCAAATTCCCGCAGGTAGTACGCGGCCTGATCCTCAACATCACACTTGGCCTGCTCGATGATGCTGGCCATTTCGCGAAGTGTTCGGGCCTCTCGCTCGCACTCAGAACGCGCCGCCTCATCGCGTAGCCGCTTCACCCTCACACGCATGTCGGCTATGCCCGCCTCAATACACAGAACCGTTCTCATACCCCACCCCCGATGATCTCGCAGCGCTGGGCCTCGGCTTCGATCTCGTTAGCCAAGGCGTCATAACGAGCCGCCAGGGTCGCGTACCAGTGGCCCAGCGGCTGGGCCAGATAGACTTCCATCGTGGCGCGAAACCAGTCGGCGCGTTCGCGCAGTTCGGCCAGGGTCTGATAGGTGCGGTGCGCGGCTACGCCATCGGCACCGGCAGCGGTGTGCAGCTCGCCGCGAAGACGATCAAAAGCGGCAGGGGGACGAATACCAGGGGTGCAAACTGCATCGAGGTTTCCCATTGATTGACTCCGGTTCGCTTGTCGCTGGCAGGAAGACCCCGGGGAGCAACCCCCGGGGCAGCCCCTCAAGGGGCTATCCAGCGAACGGACGGACACAGACTAGTCACTTGCGGTTTGCCCGGTCAATCGAGCAATTACCGTCGCACGGCGTTTGCCTACCCGCTATTCTTCGCTTGTGGAACGTCACGTCCCAAGGAAACGCTATGAATACCAAAACCCTATTGACAGCTATCAAAGACGCCAACGGCGGGGCCTCAGACTATGCCGTGGCCAAATTGCTCGGGGTGGCTAAGCAAAACGTATCTGCATGGAAAAACGGCAAGGCTTTTATGTCCGATGCGGTAGGAATTAGGGCCGCTGAATTGCTGGGATTAGACCCTGATATCGTGCTTTTAGACCTGCACATTGAGCGCGAGGCTGGGAACGTCACGTCCCCAGTCTGGAAGTCGATTCGCGACCGGCTAGAAATGGCCGCAGCCCCCGCCGTGGTGGGCCTGCTGGGGTACGCCGGCGGGGTGCTTTTTGGGGGGCCGCTGGTTTAACCACTTATATATTATGCGCAGTCGGTGACGTGACAATCTCCGCGCATTTTTGCTCGCCATTCGCCCGTGATTTTCCGCCCTGGATCACGGGCGATTTTCTGCCCGCAACCTGTGCGCCGGCGCCGGTGATCATTGCCATCGGCGTCGATGAAATTTATCGAACGCAGGGATCAAAACGCATGCAGAAAATTCACGACTCGATTTCTCTGATCGTCGCCGGCCAGCCGGTCACGGTCACCCAGGCGGAAGCGGTGGCGATGCTCGGCATCCACCCCAAGACCGCCGAACGCTGGGCCAAGGGCACGCAGACGCCCAGCCGCGAACGCGCGGCATTGCTTGGCATCCTCTCGGGCCAAGTGCTGCCGTTTCCGGGCTGGGAGGAATTCCGAGTGGATATCAGGCGGGGGCCGGCGCCGACGCGGCGGCCGTTCGCGGTGCTGGTGGCGCCTGACGGGGCCGAATGGGTACCGGATGCGCTGCTAAAAACAAGATCTCGTTTTTGAAGCGCTAACGACTGAGGCCCGGTGATCACCGGGCCTCTTGCTTGTACTCGATCACATCCAGACGCCGCCTGATATCGGCGATCTTGCCGCGAATGTCCATGACCGCCAGCCCGATAGCCAGCGCCGCCAGATTGCCGCCGCTGTCTATGAGCTGGATCCAACTCGCGTCGATCATCAGACGAAGGCCCCCAGGATATCGGCGACCGTCTCAGGCGGTAGCCAGGTACCGGAAAACCAGCCGATCAGGCCGACGATCCCCAGGGCCGCGCCCTTCTTTTGATTCGCTGATAGTTTCATAGACTCCCCCAATTGCCGTTTTCAAAGGATTTTTGCAGCCGGTCGGCGCTTTCTTTCCCGGTCGCTATCTCGTCTGCCGTGGCCGGCGCCATCCCTTCACCCAAGAGCTTCATATACCACGTCACCGGCGTTGCCAGACTCGAGTTGCCAAATACATCGAATGCGGCGCCCTGGTAGTCGGGTGATTCAGGCAGCCAGCGCCACAGCAGGTACAGGGCGCCGCCGATCAGCCCTAGCGTGATGGCGTCGTTTCGACTCATGCCAGCGCGACCCCCTGGCGGATTTTCGACCAGCTATAGGGCTGCTGGCCGTTCTCATGCTCGATCATCGCGGCGATCAGCTCGGCACGACGCCCCATGACGTCGATAGGCTGCGTTGGGCTCACACCCAGCTCACCGGCGACATGCTCGGCATATGCGCTCACATCGTTCTCGAACGACGGCGCCCAGCGGCCAATGATGCCGTTTACGGTGTTGAGGCCGTGGCGGTTGGTGTAGGTGTCCAGGGTACGGGCCATGGCACGGATACCGTATTTAGCATCGGTGAAGCGCATGAATCGCCCATCTGACGGCGGATTGTCGAGCCCCCGCCATTGCGTGCCGGTGTACTCGATATTTCCGGGGTTGTTATTGCGAATGCCGCGTGGTGTCACCATGTCAAAAATGCTCCCGCTGCCGTCTATGATGTCTGAAATGCCGCTGCCCTGGTCCGTCGGGAACAGATCTTCTAGCCAACTGGTGTCAACGATGCTGTCTAGCGGGTCTTTGGTCTCGGCGTCGCGCTCTTGCTGTTTGAAGATGCTATCCAGGAACGGCACCCCGGCATCACCGAAGGCTCGCTCGCTGGGCGCGTAGGGAATGCCCGATTCACCGAATGCCCGCATGTTGCCGGGGCGCAGCAGGTACCATCCGGCGCCGGCCAGCAGCCCCAGGGCGGCGAGTGTCTTTACCATGTGACGGCCTCCACGGTGGCCACGTCGTCGGCGGCCTGGATCGCGGCGACGCGCTGGCCCTCGCGGGCGATCAGTTGCGAGCGCCGGGCGCCGATGGCAGCGTATGCGTCGCGCACTTCCTGAACCGGGTGATCGGCGTAGAACTTCTCGTCGCTTGATTTCCACGACGGGAACGCGGTCAGGCTATCGGCGTCGGCGTACTCGATTGCCTCGCGCAGTGCCTGGCGGTTGCTCTGGTCACCGGCATAGCGGATGCCGTTTACTGTCACGCCCTCGTCCTCTGCCGCTTTGCGGGCATCCTCGATGGCGGCGATTTTTGCAGCTTTGACCTCGGCAAGCGTCGGCTCAGGCGGCGGTGCGGTGTGCTGGGCCATTGCTTCGGCCATGGCGGCATCGCCCAGGGCGATCAGTGCGGCGCTACCCTCGCGCCCCTGGAACGGCTCGCGCTCGACCCAGGCCGGTCCCTTGTCGGGATAGGCGACGATGGCCACGCCGGCCTCTGCCAGCGCTGACACGTCGACCGGGTATGATTGCCCCTCTACCGGCTCGGCGATGCCGGCCTTCACGTCTACATAGCGCATGATTGCTCCTTAGTGTTTGATGCAGACCAGCACGGCGGCGTTTTTCATCGTGACTTCACCGCCGCCATCGGCGGCAATCGGCAGCGAGTGGTTGCCGGCATTATTGGTATACCCCGTTCCAGAATTACTCTGCGATGCGTAGTTATTAATGCGGCTACGATTGCCGTTTAGGTTATCGCCGTACGTCGTGATTGAGTGCCGATGATTGCCCCCGGTGCCCGTTTTACCGCCGTGGTTGTGCGATTTGTTCTGGTCGCCTTGATATGTGCCAATGCCGCGCCCCACGTCGACGCCGCGCCCGTTATCCCAGCCGCGACGCACGAGCCCGCGATAGTCTGGCGTGGTAAACGTGGTGGAGCCGTCACCCGGCCCAAACTGGCCGTCTTCTTTGCTCGCCTCGTCGGCGGCCAAGTTGCCGGATGCCTGAGCGAACGCCCACAGCCGGGCATAGACTGAGCGCGATAGCTCCACGTCGCCGCGTGCTTCGACCCAGCCGCGCGGCGCGGCGTTACCGGGGAACTCCTGGATAGCGCCCACCGGCGTGCCGGCGGCGGCCGCACTGATTCGCGCCATTAGATGACCTCCGCGACATGCACCAGATCACCGGCATCGCCGGTCACATCGACCGCGCCCGTAATGTCCAACTCGAATGCATCGCCGCCGCCAAACGGCAGGCCGGCAATGCTCAGGTTTTGCGCGTTGTTAATGTCGAAGCGCATCACGAGCTGCCGGCGCTGCGCATTCGCTGGGATAGTCTCGCCGCCAGCAAAGGTTCCGACCGCCAGCAAGGTACCAGCGGCTTTTGGAATCACGCTCCCGGTAAAGCGCTGAGAATCGAAATCCCCCTTGCCGATCAGCAACACCACGCGACGCTCAACGCTCGACTCATTGATTACATTCAGGGTTTCAAAGCCCTTCGTGAATCGAACGCCCTCGCTCTCTTGCAGGGTCACGCGGTCGCCGTTTGCGGTCTCGACGGTGACGGTTCCGCCGTCGGCGTCCTGCACACGCACATAGTCGCCGGTGCTTTCCACTTCATCGTTTAGACCCGCGCCGATGATGCGGGTATAGGGGCGCAGAATGCCGGTAGTCATGCTTTGAACCCTCCCTTCGACGCCCAGGCGATGCCGACCAGCGTGACGCCGGCCACGGCAGCCACCCACATAACGGTTTTGGTGGCCTCGTCAGCGTTGCCGACCTGGGCGCGTTCTGAATAATTGGCCACGAAGTCGAGCGCCTGATCGGTGCCGTTTTCCGCGCCCTGGGCCACACGATTGGCCAAATCAATCGCCTCTCTCGTGACGCTTTCGTTAGTGCTCAACGCGGCCTTTGAAACGTCGGTGTTGCTATCTAGCGCGGCCTCGGTTTGCTTTACCCCGGCGCTGCTCAGATCGGTCACGCCCTCAGTCAGCGCCTTGGCGATATTGTCGAGCGCGATGGCGTCGGCGCGGTAAACGGTGGTGGTGTTGCCCCTGCCGTTGACGTTGGCGCCCTCGCCTTGCTGGCTGACGTTTGTTGTGTTGTAGGTCCGGCTTGTCTTGCTGCTGCTGCTATTGCTCATGAATCATGACCCTCTCGGCCTCTACGAAGCCCAGCCCCGCCAGCATGCGGGCGATACCTGGCCGGTTGGTGTGGGCGCGCAGCGTCCAGCCCTGGGCGCTGGCGAACTCGACGAGCTCGGCGACCTTTTCTCGATAGCCCTTGCCAGCGCCGGCCACCAGCACCAATTCGCGGCTCCCGGTGGGGGTCACTTCCAGGCGAACCACGGCGCGACTGCCGTCCTGGTAGCGCAGCAGCCGCGCTCGATCCGCACGGATATCGGCGAGAATGTCGGCGGCGTCGCGCTCCATGGCCGGGGCCAGAATCTCGGCGTCTTGCTCGTTCACTTCCGCCACAGGTATACCCCCACGGCCAGCGCCACCCCCATCACGGCCAGCTCTGGCCACGCCCAGCCGGTATTGCCGCGCACCCTCGAACCGCTGGCGTAGTAGTCGCCGACGGTCATCGCGCCGACGTCTCGGGTTCCGCCGGTATCGGCGGCACTCGATGGGCCGGCACTCTGCGCCAGTTTCAAGTCAAGCGGTGGCATTGGTGCGGCCATGTCACCCCCTTACTTGACCAGCAGGAACACGGCAGCCAGCGCCACGCCCCCGACCAGCAAATGAGTACCAGTGATACCGCCGGACATGCCGCCCTGCTGGGTACCGAAGTTGGCCGGATTGCCGCGCGTTACCGGCGGGGCGCTTCGCGTGGCCTCTTGAGCGCTCCCCGACACGTCCTTTTGCGCCTTGATATTCTCGTAGGTCAGCCACGCGCCCAGGGTGTCGCCCAGGAACGGCGAGAAGTTGTCGATGCCGGGGAAGTTTGGAAAATCAAAGCCCCCCGCCACCTCTTTTGCCGCATCAATCGCGGTCGGTGAAACGGTCGCCATAGCTGGCCCCCTCCCTTAGATTCCGTCGAAATTGTCGAGATACTCGACCAGGATTTTCACGACGCCGGCGGTATCCAGGGTCAGGCGGAAGCGCTGATCTCGGATGATTTTGGGATCGGTGACGACTGATTGCGTGATGTCCTGCTCAAGCACGAAGTCAGAGGCCAAATAGCCGGTTTGCGGTACCCGCTTGCCGATCTTTTGCAGGTACTGAAGCTCCGCTTTTGATCCCTCCATGATCTTGCGGCTGTTCTGCTCAAGCTCTAGACGCGAAATATCGTCATTGGCTTTGAAGAAATGCGCCGCCATGAGGCGCGGCCCCTGGGGAATCGAGTCGATCTCATAGATGCCAGCGGATGCGCTCGACTTGGTGAAGCGCTTTACCTTGATGATCTTGCCCAGCGGCGACGGGCCAGACTGCACGGCTAGCGCCTCGATCTTCGGCGAGCTGGCGGCGGCGTCGATATCGACCTCGAATTGCAATGTATCGATAGCCCCATTGCCGTTCTCGTCGCCGGTACCGATCCCGGTCACGCGCTGGTGATTCAGTTCGTTCATCTCAGGACGAACAAAGTAGATGGTCAGGAACCCGGCAGAATCGACGCGACCGTAATAGGCATTGACGGCGGCCAGCTCGTCGCCGTCGCCAAATTCCATGATCGGCTTGCCGTCGATCTTGATACTCAGGTTCTTCATCTGCGCCCGCGTCACGCCGGAATAGACCAGCGTCAGCAGCTCATAGGTACGACCCGGCGGCATGTTGAGGGTGCCGGTACCGCCAGCGGCGACATTTGACAGCGACGGCATTTTGGTAGTTACGCGCATGTCGGCTCCTTACTTGACGATGTTGGCGGCAGTACGGAAACCAGCCTTGCGCAGCCCGTAGGCACCCAGGCCGATAACGATGGCGGCGGTGATGGTAGACACGACGATGGTCATGTCCACGTTGTCGCGGTACTTCTGAACGGCGTCATTCATGGCGATTCGCTCTTGCTGTTGGTCAGACGAAAAAAAGCCCCCGATGCGGGTGGCGTCGGGGGCAAGGATCGAAAGCCGTTCGCTCAAACGTCTATCGCGATTCGCTCAGTTCGGTTAGGTATCGGCGGTTTCCGGTGAATTTCATGCGGAATCTGGCCGTCTCAGGCCCCCGCTTGCGCACCCAATCGAGCGGCCTAATCTCGCTCATTTCGGTTTCTGTCAGTTTCGCGGCCTTGGCCATGCGCGGCACGTCGACGCCTTCCTGGGTACCTATCCATATCTCGGCGGCCTGGGTGTAACAGGTCTTCGCTATCTCGGTACCGCGCTGGCTGATCATTGTCAGGTGGCCACCGTATTTCCTGGCACGGCGTACCATGCGGGCGAAGTTTGGCGACGCTCGCCCACTGCTGGGCGACACGTCGGCCATTTCCTCGACCAGTACTTCGGTCGAGACGCTACCATCCAGTGCGGTGAAGACCAGATCACACCACCACTCAAACGTGGCCATGTCGTCGGCACCCGACCACATGAGCCTAAACGGCTTTCCCGACTTGACCGCGCGGGCCGCCGCTTTGGCATAGGCCGCTTTGCTCTCGAATCGGTGGCCGTCGTGGTCCTCGTCTATGTCCCAGCCAAACAGCCTCACGCCCTTTTGCGGCACCAGTTCGCGGGCTAGCTGCGACTTCCCGCCGCCACTGGCGGCGAGAATCAAGCGGTTGCGGTTGGGTAGGCTGGTATCTGGATTACACGCCATCGCCCGCCCCCTGGGCTGCCTGTCGCTCGGCCTCGGCCTGGCGCGCTTCTTCTGCATCGGCGCGACGCTTGGCCATGTAGGTACCGACCAGCACCCCGCCTACCCACATGCCGGCATGGATGTAATGGACGTATGGTTGCAGCCACTCGGGCAGCTCGCCTGAGAAGTCGCGGGCCACCGGCAGCAAGGCTTCCTCGCCGGTGGCGCGGCTATTGGCATCCAGCCCGGTACCGGGATAGATCAGATTGGCTGCGATCTCGACGCCCCGCACACCCAATTGCGCCATGTGACGCGCGGCGGCCTCCTGTGCGGCGCCGTCCTCCCATTCGCCGGCTTCGCCGGCCTGCTCGGCCTCTGCCTGCTCGGCCTTGGCCTGGGCCTGCTGGTCTTCGCGCTCGGCCTGCTCGGCCATGGCGTCGAGCTGGGTTGCGGCGTCTTCCTGGTGAGTCGCTTCTACGGTCATGGTTTCGGTTCCTGTCGGTTGATGTGTCGGTTAGTTGGCGGCCAGGACTACGCCCAGCCCCAGGGCGCCCAGCAGCAGCACGCCCACGGCCTTTCCTGGGCTCGGCTTGGCGGGACGCTTCGCGCTCGGTTGCGGCTCGGTCGGTTCTTCCGGTTCGTTCGGGTCAAATTCGGCCAGCGGTTCGGCTTCCTTTTTCGGCTCGGGGGCCGGTGCATCGGTCACATTGCCCGGTCGGATCGGCTGGGCGCCGTCCTTCCATGCGGTGTTGTGCCAAAGCTGCGCTTGAATCTTCGCCCCGGTCGGCTGATTTAGGCCGCATTCGGGGCACTGCCAATACAATCGAGCGCCCCGCCGCTTGGTCTGGCGCACGTCGGCGCCCGGCTCGTTGCAGGTCGGGCACGCGATCGTGCCCAGGCTGGGATTGCTCATGCGGCCCCCTCTTGGTTGCGGACCAGCTCACGGCGGGCCAGCTCGGCGGTAATCTCGGCGGCCAGCAGCCCCGCCGCTTTCATTTCACCAGCGGCGGCGAAGGCGGACATGCCAGCGATCCGATCGGCCTTCAATTCCAGGGCCATTCGCTTTTCGTTCAACTCTTTATCGGTCATGCGGTCAGTACCTCGATCATTTCGGGTGTTAGTTCGTCGTGTGTCATTTCTCCGTCCAGCAGCCATCCGGCGATGGCCTGGCGTACCTCTGCCAGCCGATCCCGGCGTGCTTCGCGTGCAATGCGCCGCCTAACGCCTTCGGCGGCTTCTGCCCTGGCGGCTTTCTCGGTGGTGTATTTGTTCCAGGCCAGGAACGAATCAGAAACCGGCACCCCGTAGCGGCCTCTATCCGGTTTTTCCTGCCCGCTATCGCGGGGGGTCTGGTGTCCTTGCGTGCAGTTAATGACACCAGTCCCAGCGGGCGCGAAGCGCCCGAAACCCAACTTCCACCCCAAAAACCGCAACCCATGGAAGCGGCCCGGCTTGATGCGGCGCGCTTCGCGCTCCAGGCGGATACGATCCAGCACGATGGCGCTAGGCGCCTCGCCGGCCTCGGGGGCGCGCTGGGCCTTGGCGCCCTTGCGCTCGATATTCCAGGCATAACGGCGGGTCAGGTACTCGGCTTCGCCGGTGGCACTTGTGACCACCAGCCCCCAGGTCGCCGCGACGGGCTCCCCATAGCGGCCTAGCTGGTCAAATGTCACCTCGCCCGTCTGTTCGTCGGCCAACGTTCCAGCGGCGTCCTGCCGGACGATCCGCCAGGGGCGCACCGGCTGGGCGTTGCGCGGCGCCATTGGCCCGCCCATGAGGTCGACAAAACCCCGCCAGCGGTTGCCGGTGGCGACGGCGTGAAGGTCGTGCAGGATGGCGGACGCCTCTGGATCGGGGCGCGTAGCCGATTCCCATGCCTGGATATCCGCCTCTCGCATGCGGCGCACTTCGCGCCAAACGGTTACGGACGGCAGGCCGAAAAACTGAAACTGACGGATTCCCCAGGTAGCCGCCCACGCCTCAATGCGCGGCGCGGCTTGGGTCAGGTCGTGGCCGTATTTGTCCAGGTGGTCACCGTCGACGCCGGCCCGTACTGGCTGGCTGCCGTTGATGTTCTTGGCGATGTACTTGGCGATATAGGCGACCGCCGAGCCCTTGGCCGGGTCGATGTGTTCCGGCTTGAATCGGGCGCTGGTCTTTTCGCCGCGGCGGTCGATCAGCTCGCCCGGTGAATCTTCCTCGGCATAGGCGCGCAGGGTCTCGGTAATGGCCGGCTCGTTTTCCGGCTCCATGAACAGCAAAAGGTGCCAATGTGGACAGCCGTCGTGATGCGGCTCGACGGTGCGCAGGCCGTAGAAGCCGTGGCCATCACGGCCCAGCTTGGCCGACGCCCGGCGCCACAGGTCGTTCAAGTAAGCCTGTGCCTGTCGCGGGTCTGCGCCCTCATACTTGCGGTTCACTCGGGCCGTGCCTTTATGCACGACGTGAAAGCGGCTCGGGCATGTGATCGTGTAGAACACGGCCACATGCCCCAGGCGCTTGGCTTCTTCTTCCGTATCGCGAATGCGGAGCATCATTTCGGCGCGGCGGTGATCGGGATTCGCCAGCCCCAACTCGGCCAGTTCGGCCAGGGTGTATTCCTGGTC